ACAATACCAAAAAAAGTATCTGAGCTTGCAGGGTTTCCTGTGAACGTAATCTGACTACCCGATATTGTGAACGCACTTATCGGTTGTTGTACAACACCTGAGACAGATATAATTACGGATGCTTCTGTTTCTGGAGACACAGCTGTTCCACTTGTAGTTAAGTTAAACGTAGCCGTAGATCCATTAAAGCCCGAAGATATATCGTCTAAAATCTGATACGCTCCTGTGAGCGGAACTTTTCCTACGTAAGCCATATATTAATCCTTTACTCTGTTGGAATTGGGTTTGCAGTTTTGACAGCCGCTACGTGGTCTTTCCAAGTAGTTGTACCGTTAACATTATCCCAGTACTGCATGTCGAGCTGTGAGCCCAAATCACCATAGGCCGCTCTTCTTGTAGATCTAACTGCATTTTGTCTCTCTTCGAGATCAGCAGCAGAGTCCACAGCATTCAGTTGCTCGTCAGTTGGTTGCGCTACACTGGAAATATTCCATTCCTTAATGTAAGGGCCCTGACCGTTCGAATCATCCTGAAGTAAAACGTCCGTCATAAAGTCAACTTCTGCTACGCCATTATTAGCGCAATATTGTTTGACCTTGCTTGATAGTGATGCCATAGTTTTCCTCCTTATTCTTTATATTATGGTTTTATCCATAATTCAAATTATTATGTCAATGGTTGAGTAGGCCAAGTAACATTTTCTGCTTGTTCTACTGTAGTTATTCCATCAGTTATATTTCTTAGTTGAGTTCTGTAGTTTTGCCACTCTGTTTTTTTCTCATCAGTTAGAGCAGAATGGGGTAAATCTGTCCAATCACAATTAAGTAATAAATAGTTTCTTTTAACCCTAACAGGCTCTAAAGCTAGTTCTAGGTCAGAAGGCATTTGTGCCTCAATGTCTGCTTTAGCAATAGGCGTTGTTCCATCAACCCAAGTTATTTTATCAAGGCTATCTCCAACAATAACCTTTGCGTCAGGGTTTATTTTTTGTATTGCTCTTACTATTTGTTCTGATTTAGTTAATGACATTATGCTGATAACTCGTATATGTTTAATTGAATACCCACTAAAGTCCCAGTTGCCTGACTATTAAATTGTGGTTGAAAATATAAAGCAGTTCCAGCAGCTAATGTTCCTGGATCTAAATATTCAACTTGTGTTGTTGATCCTTTATTTGTAATTAGAGTTCCTTCATCAATGTTCTGCATCGTTAATCTGTTATTTCCTGTTGCTAATACAGAACTATCTGATTGTTTTACAATTTTATATCTAAGACCAAAAAAATAATAATAATTAGGATGATTTCCTGTTTGTTTGTAGTTAGTTCCATAAGAAATTATAAAATTACTGTTGGCTCCAACTGTCGTATAAGAAACTCTTCCTTTGTTTGATGGAACATCTGTCATAGTTCCCGATGTTGTGCTTTCATCTGGAGAACTCCAATCATAAGCAGTTCCTATTATTTTTCCTCCAACTCCAGAAGGTAGTGATGTTATATTTCCTATGGATGTATCATTAATTAAACTCGCTGGTAATGTAGCTGCTGTCGATCCAGTTCCGCCATTACCTGTTGCTAGTGTTCCTGTAATTCCTGTTGTTAATCCTATTTTACTTATTGCCATTTATTATTCCTCCTCGCCTGGTTTTGTTGGAAAGTTTTTTGCAATTACTTCATCTGCTGTTGTAAGTCCATTTGTTAAATCTCTTAATTCAGTTCTATATGCTCTCCACTCATCTTTTTGTAAATCTGTTAATGGAGCATTATTTAATTCTATCCAATCACATTCTAAAAGCAATTGATTTCTTTTTTTTCTTAACTGTTCTAATTCACCTTCATATTGTCTAGAGGCTACTTCAGCACGAAAATCGTTGTGTTCTGTTTCTTCAGCTGGTGTCATATCTCTAATAACACCCTCAAATAAAATTTTAGTCATTATATGTTAAATCCATATGTTCTTATTTTTGTTGTTGCACTTACTGATCCATTACTAAGACCAATTTTAAATCTGTCGTATGAGGTAGTATCAATTTTTATAGCAAGAGTATGAGCTTGTTGTGCTGCATTATCAGTTGCATTTCCAAAATTTAATTTAGAAAGTATGTGAGTATTTCCTGCTGTATAAGGATTAAATACATCAATATAACCTGATGGCATCCCTTGATTAGAATTTGATTTATAATTATTACTATTATCATTACCAAATAATTTTATTGAACTATCACTTGAATCATAATCATCTTGTGCATTACTTCCTCTTAATCCAATAGTATTTCTTTGATAGCCAGTTACTACGCCACTAGAAGTTGCTAATTGAAAATATAAAGCTGATGGTTCGCTAAATTTAAATTGATCAAACATAATTCTATAACTATTGTAAGTAGCACTAAAAATTGCTCCAGTTTGAATATTTGCAACAACTCCAGAAGTTACACTTTGAGTATCTAATAAAACCATACCACCTAATCCAGATACAAAATTAGCTCTTGTCATCTTTCTTAATGCAGAAGCAGATGTATCGTGAATTAATATTGTGTCGTCTGTTGCAATAGAAGTTTCTGCTGTTTGTCCAGTAATAACATTTACATTTAGATGTTCATTTTCAACAGCACCATCTGCAATTTTAGCTTCTGTTATTGCATCTGCTGCAATTTTTGCAGTTGTCACATTTAAATCTGTAATTTTAGCTGTTGTAACAGCGTCGCTTGCTAATTCTGTAGTGCCCACCGATCCTGCACCAGGTTTATTTGTTGCAGTTGCTCTACCTAAGAATACACAATACATTTCGTCTGTGCCATTTGTTAACGCTGCGGATAGTGTAAGGGTAGTGCCCGATGCAGTATATGCTTTGCCTGATCCTGGCTCTTGAACTACGTTGTTCACTACTAGCCGGATATCATTTTCGTTATTTACGGAATGATCTAAAGTATACGCAGTTTGAGAATTGACAATAGTAAATACTTGTCTCTCAAAACTTATGAAGCTTCTTGCTGGTGCGTTTCCTAAATAGGCCATGAATCTCCTTACGTACTAATTGCATCGACAACAGACATCCAAACA